TTTCGTAATTGACTGGATGGTCCCTATCGGGAGCTTCCTTGAGTCTTGCTCAGCCACGAGTGGACTGAAGTTCAAAGATGGATCGCTAGTTTATCGCGCCACCGCAGATTTCGACGCGGAGGTGGGATCGACAGCGGTAGTGGATTATCGGTATACACCGAGTCCGCGACCGTGCATCAGGAATTATCAAGGGGTCAAAGTCGACCGCTGGGTATATCCCGATTTCCCGTATGCGCAAGTATATAGGAAGCCCGTCTTTAAGACAAGGCGAGTAGTGACAGCACTTGCACTGCTCAGAACTTTAACCTGACCTGGCCACCCTTCCAAAGGTGCGTCTAAACCCCGCAATTCCGCGGGTAGGTCCTAACGACAGAGGATGTTAATCCAATGCCTACTTTTACCACACTGGTCCTTACGGACCGTGAAGACACTCCCGTCGACCATTCGTTCGTTCCCGAGAGCAATCTCGGTGGCGTGGCGACACTGGTCGAAGGTACGGGTGTGCCTCTGGCGGACTCCAAATTCTCGATCGGACAGCGCAAGACGCCTACTCGGCGTAAGGCGACCATCCGGCTCGCGATTCCGGAAGTTCAGACGGAGACGATCAATGGTATCGACCGGCCGTCCGTCGTCCGCGTTAACTACGCGAACGTCGAGTTCAGCTTCGATGTCGCGAGCGAAGAGCAGGAAAGGGACAACATCGTCGGTATGATCCGCGATGCTCTCGATCCGGCTAACACGCTCGTGCATGATAGCGTGGTCAAGCTTCAAGGTATCCATGGGTGACTTACCCGTGGAGATGCTTTTCGCGGATTTACATCTGCGCGAAGCATATCTGTCTCTCTCTTACGAGATGCAGATCCTGATGCAAGCCATGTGGCAGGCGTTGTTATCGACTTGTTCGGTGATAGCACCTCGCTAGAAGTTGACTATGTGAAAGAGGAAAACCCATCACATGACGAAAGCCAAACGGCATCGTGCCAAAAGTAAGGTCGTTTCTGCAGAGCAGATGACCTTGGATCCAGCGCTTACCGATCGGATTCGCGTGAAGCTAGACGCTCTAATAGTAGAGACGTTAGCCGATCCTCAATTGGATCGAAACACACGTGAGAAGGTCTCGTATTTGGCCCAAGAAATATGGTCCAAGTATGTCGACCCCGGACTAACTACCGGGGCCGGCGAGCGTAAAGCGGCTGCCATTGAAAAGTGGCAAGCTGCGGAGCTGAGGAATGCTGACACCAACATCCGGCTGATGCACATGGACACCGAATTCCCTTTAAAGGGGGATAAGGTTCTTAAGTCCAATGACATCGTCGACCGGACGAGGTACTACCTGCGGCGCCTGTTGGGCGACGCTCCTGCGCCAGAGGTCCTTTACGGGACCTTCAGCAACGGGGCTAGCACTGATATTAAGCGCCAACCAGGGAGTGTAGCACTCAAGTTCATGGATGAAGCAGACGTAACGGCTGCCTGCTCAGCGCACTTCGAATCAATATACGAAGTGTGTGAAGGCTGGTTCGCCAACCGGGAATTCGATTACGACGCGTTGGAGATTAACCCCTTCACGCCAAACGTGGTCCCTGGTAGCGTCCTGTTCACTGTACCGAAAAGCACGGATATAGACCGGGTTGCATGTAAAGAACCCGGGCTAAATATGTTCGTCCAGAAAGGGATCGGTGACTATATTAGAAACCGATTAAGGTCAGTCTATAAGATTGACCTGAATGACCAGACGCGTAATCAGCGTTTGGCTAGGGTGGGGTCCGAACTCGGTGAGCTCGCAACCCTAGATCTGAGCAGTGCGAGTGATCTTATCTCGCATCAGCTGGTCTTTACCCTTCTACCTTTCCATTGGTTTTCGCTACTTGACGACTGCCGCAGTCATGCGGTCGAAGTTGATGGCGAGTACCAGGAACTGAACATGTTCTCGTCTATGGGAAACGGATTTACCTTCGAACTAGAAAGCGCGATCTTTTACGCGCTGACGAAGGCAGTCTGCTACCTGACGGGGACACGTGGCACGATATCAGTATATGGGGACGATATAATATGCCCCTCTAGCATTGCAGGCC